GCGCAATCGCCGCATAGTCATAGAGCCGCGACGCCTTGACGGTCGCCTGCTGCTCATCGCTGAGGGCGGCGAACGCGGCGGCGTCTAAATCCCGCGCCGGAATGCCGAAATGCCCCTCGGTGCCGTCGCCGAGGTAGCGGATCGTTTTGCCTGTCATGGGGTGCCTCCTATCCGTTGACATAGTTGTACGTGGAGTTGTATTTCGCCTCAATCGTGTAGAAACGATTGCGGTAGAACGCCTCATTGTTGGCGGTAAAGAGGCCGGAGGCGCGCGCCTTGCCGTCCCCCTGACGAATCCACGAGGTATTCGCGGTACTGTTGAGGCGGCGGTTATTGCGGAATGCACCGAGGATCGCCCAATCAAGGTCGCTCATCAACTTCTCGGTTGTCGTCGGGTCGCCCTCGCGCACCATCAGGTGCAGTGGGAGGTAAAATGTGTCGCGAATCACGGACGGCCCGGCGAACTCGCTGCCAACCACGTCATCGTTCCAGCAGTAGGCGAACACGGACGCGCTCCATGTGAGGGGTTGCCCGATGACGACGGTCGCACCGGACGCGATGGTCTGCATGGCGGTCTGCGCGATGATCTTGATTTGATCGAGCATCAGGCTTGGCGGCGAACTCATCGGGTGTACTCCACAGTGAATGAGTCGCGCAGGCGGCCCCTCTTGACGGGAGAACGCTTCTTGACCTCGGCGAGTAGTTCGTCCATCCCCGCGCGGTAGGTCTCCTGAACGGACGGACCGATCTCACTTTCGACGGCGCGGGCGACCGTCACTTCCAATGCACGCGAGACGGCCGGGAGGATGTCGCGGGTCGCCGCAGCGGGGAAGTCGTTCCCTTTCGTGCCGGGATGATGGACATGCGTGACCGGATGGCGCGCACCCGGCCAGAAGAGGGCTTGCTTGTCGCGGGGATAGATGTCATGGGCGCGCGTGCCGCCGATCACGTACCCGACATAGGGCGCGCTGCTCGTCACATGCGTCTCCATCAGGGGCAGTTCGGCAATCGCGGCAGCGAGGCGGGTGAGGCGCGCAACGAGGGCGTCAATACCGCTCGTGATAACCAGTTCAGCCATGATGCCCCCTACCAGATATAGACGCGCGTCTCATCGTTGGTGAACTGGTCGAGGATGTCCGCGACATCGGGCGGCGGGCGGCGGTCAATGGAGATCGTTGATCCATCCGGTCGCTCGATGCGCCCCGCCCAGTTCGCCATGCGCGCTTTCCACGTATGCGCCACCCAGAGGCAGCAGGCATGCGCGAGTTCGTCCGGCAGGCTCGTATTGCCCGTCACTTGCACATTGCCAATGCCGAAGCGATCCGGCCAGAAGGGGCCATTGGCGAGCCGCAGCCGGTCATAGGGCGGCCCGTTCAGGGGGTAGCGGATAACGTAATAGGGGTCGGTCGCGGTAACGAGATTGAGTGTCACCGCGTCGGAGCGGTCAACCGCCGTGGACATCGTGACGGCGGTGATCGTGTCGAAGGGGTCAATCGTCAGCCAGTTCGCGCCTACGTCGGTCTCGGAGGTGACGAGATCGTTTTCGTCGGAGCCGAGATCGACCGAATAGGTGCGTGTGACGGCAGTTTGCGGTGCCCAGAAGCCGGAGGCGCGCCCCGTCTTGCGGTCAATCATCCGCGAATGGCGGGTAATCAGTTCGCTAAGCAGTGCCGTGTCATTGGGCGCATCAAAGGTGGACGTGCCCAGATAGGAGATTGCGTCGGTGCTCGTGCAGTAATCGCTCATGGCAATCTCCTATCGGGGACAGGTGGCTAAACGGAGAGCGCGGCCACCGGCTGCGTCACTGCGCCGTTGTCGGCCTCATAGAGCAGGATCGTCGCGGAGGCATTGCCCGCCGTGCCCGTGCCGACGCTGTTGACGCGCAGGTAGCGGAGCCGCTTCGACAGGTCAACGTCCACGAGTTGTGTGCCCGCGTCCGCAGTGGACGCGACAACGGCGCTGCCGAGCGTCGCGCCCGCCACCGTGACGACGCCGGTGGAACCATCGGCCGATTCGGAGACGGTGAAGTTGCTCGTCGTCGCCGATCCCGTCCAGGTGTTGAAAACGATTGCCGCGCGGCGGTAGCCGAGGCAATCCACGAATACGCCGTTCTGCGTGCTGTTGGCGAGTACCGCATCGAAACTGAGTACCGCCTTGACGGACTGAGAAAAACGGTGAATGTTTGCCACGGTGGGCGCTCCTTTGTGCGGGGAGCGGGGCGTGTACCCCGCTCACGAGGTCAGTTCAGTGGGTCGGTTTAGGTGTGGCACTGGTGGGCAAAGACTTTCCACGGCTCGGCCAGCACGCCACCGAAGCGCACGCGACCGAGAATGACGATCTGGTTGACCTGTGCGGAAATCTCGCGGAGCACCTGAATCGAGAAGCCGATCCGGTTGACGAGGTAATAGCCGCTCAGATTGCCGAAGATCGCCGGATACGCGTTCGCCGCCACGTTCGGCATGAAGCCGGAGTAGACGACCGGATAGCCGACGAGGGGCCGCTTCATGTAGCCGCTCTGCAAGCCCGCGTCGTCAACGCCCATGCCCCAGATCGGTCGGTTGGTGGTGTCGAGCAGGTTGGCAATCGTCTTGCCCGTCGAAACCTTGTTGAAAACCCAACAGGCATTGTCGTCGTACTGCTCAGGCAGCGCGAAGGCGGTATTGATGATGCCCGCCGTCGTGAGCGTCGAGGCGCTGCCGGAGACCACGACCTTCGGCTGATTGGCGTCACCGGCCGGGTTGACGAGGATGCCCGTCGGCTGGCCGATGCCCGTGCCGTTGAGAACCATATTGTCTTTCAGGAGGTCAATCGTCTCGCCGAACTTGCCGGAGACGTACGAGACGAGCGGGAAGTTCGCATCCTCAATCATGTCGTTGGTCATCGGAATCGAGAGCATCGCCGTGTAGACGTTGATGCGCGTGTTGCCGAAGACCGGATCGGTGACTTGCGCCGTCGTCGCGGAGGCGGGGATTTCACCCGTCCACGTCGCGCGGATGCCGCTCGTATAGAGGTCGTCGGTCGAATAGCGCATCTGCGGGATCGTCATCACGTCGCGGCCCGTAGCGAGTTGCGTGACGCGCCCGGCCACGCGGGTCGGCGTCGGTTCGCGGGAGATGACGCGGGCGAGAACGTCTTCCGGCACGAGGTAGCCGCCGGAGGTGTCCGATGCTTCCTGCAGGGTGCGGAAGGCGGTCGCGGGCGCGTTGTTGCCCTGGCGCAGATAGGTGCGGAAGGCGTCGCGGTATTCCGGCGTGCCGATCACGCTGCGCGTCTTGGCGTCCACCATCCCCTCACCGTACTCATCGGCGAGCGAGACCGTATCGCCCTTGCGCTCCAGTGTCGTCGCGCCGGAGGCACGCACGGCCTGCACCGAGGCAACGCCGGGAACGCCCGTCGAGCGGCCCGCCCACGCATCGAGATCCGCGACTTCGCCGCGCTGCTCGATCTGCGCCTTGACGCCCTTCGCGTCGGTAATCAGTTCTGCCATGCGGCGCGCATCGTCGCCCGCGAGAACGCCCTGCTCATCGAGGGCGCGAATCTCGCTGCGGATCGCCTGGAATCGGTCGTGCAATGTCTCTGCCATTGTGTTCTCCATGTGCGAAAGCCGCAGGCATCGCACCTGCGGCGGCGAGGGAAGCGGTGGGGTCGGTTAGAGGTCGAGGACGGCTATCTGCAAACGTCGCGCGTCAGGGTCGGCGTAGTACGCGGCTCGCGCCGCATCCTCAGCCTCTCCGGTCGCTCGCTGGTGAAGGTCGCGGAGCGTTCGCGCGTGCATCTCCAAGCCGTCAGCGGTTTCACTGATCGTCTTGAGGTTGTTCGCGGAGAGCATCCGGCCCTCACGATAGCGCCGCTCACCGTAGTCTTTCGTGCGTACGGTGAGCGCGGCAACGTGGCGGATCGTATCGGTGGCATCAATCGTCAGTGGGAGTTCGGCACTGCGGGCCGTTCGAGGCACGTACCCCTTGTCCACCTGCGCGGCGTTGCCCTCATCGAGGACGGGTTCGAGGTCGGCGTCGAGCGTGTACT